TACAAATATGTCGTATTTTTACGGTGTATCATTTCCTTTTGAGTTTTGTTTAAGATGAAAGGAGAGAGCATTTAATGGCAAAACTAGAAAGTATATTTCAAAAAGAATTGATGGATGAAATTAGGGAACGTTATCCTGGGTGTGTTATTATCAAGAATGATCCGAATTATATTCAAGGATTTCCAGATTGGACAATTCTGTATAAAGACAAATGGGCTGTTATAGAAGCAAAGCGCAGTGCATCTGCTAAACATCAGCCTAATCAAGACTTTTATGTAAAAAAGCTCAACGATATGTCTTATGCAGCTTTTGCATATCCTGAGAATAAGGAGGTTATATTACGTGAAATTCAATCAGCATTTAAATCTTGAAGGATTGCATGCACCATTTAGTGCCAGTCAAAACTCTTGGCTAAGATATGATGACGGCAAAGCAATGGAAGTATACAAAAATAAAAAAGCGGCATTGATAGGAACCAAATTACATCAATGGGCAAAAGAAACTATAGATTTGGGCATAAAGCAACCTAGATCCAAGAAGACCTTATATTCGTATGTAAACGATGCTATAGGGTACCAAATGGATACTGAGGTTGTTTTATTTCATTCAGAAAGATTTTTCGGAACAGCAGATGCTATTTGTTTTAGAAATGGTGTTTTGAGAATTCATGATCTAAAGACAGGGAAAACACCAGTACATATGGAGCAGCTAGAAATATATGCAGCTCTTTTTTGTTTGGAATACAGAACCAAACCTGGCGAAATAAAAATGGAGTTACGAATATATCAGAATGATGAAGTACTAGTTCATAAGCCAACTGCTGAGGATATTCTCCCTATTATGGATAAAATAATACATTTGGATAATTTGTTATCAAAGATTGATCAAGAAGGAGAATAGTGTATGAACAATATCATAAAAGATATGGATGAACATGTGCTAATGCATTACGGAATGCCTAAACGTTCTGGACGATATCCTTGGGGAAGTGGTGATAATCCATATCAGCGTACAGGCGATTTTATGGGTAGAGTTGACGAGCTAAGAAAACAGAATTTTACTTATACTGATGAAAAAGGAAAAGTTTGGACAGGCGATACTGCTATTGCCAAATCTATGGGTTTGTCAACAACTCAATTTAGAACCGAATATTCTATTGCTAAAAACGAACGTAGACTCTATCAAGTAAATACTGCTAAAGCGTTGCAGAAAGATGGACTCGGTGCTACAGAAATCGGTAGAAAAATGGGTATACCAGAATCATCAGTTAGATCCTTATTGAATGCAAAATCCGAAACAAAAATGAATCAGGCTAAAGAAACAGCTAAATTCATAAAAGAGCAGATTGATAAAAAAGGAATGATTGATGTTGGTACTGGTGTTGAAAGAGAACTAAACATATCTAAGGAAAAACTTAATCAGGCCTTATATTTACTCGAAAGAGAAGGCTATCCTATATATAAAGGCGGCATTCCCCAAGTAACAAACATAGGTAATCAAACAAATCAAAAGATTATTTGTAAACCTGGTACAGAACATAAAGAAATTTATGATTTTGACAAGGTTCATGCTCTTAATGAGGATAACTATATTTCTAGAGATGACGGTAAAACTTTCGAAAAGAAATTCCATTATCCAGAAAGTATGGATTCAAAACGTCTTATGATTAGATACAAAGAGGACGGCGGCATCGATAAAGATGGTGTTGCAGAAATTAGACCAGGTGTTGACGATCTTTCACTTGGCGAATCTCGATATTCTCAGGTTCGTATAATGGTTGATGGTAAAAAATACATAAAAGGTATGGCTGTATATGGCGATCCTAAAGATTTTCCTAAAGGTGTTGACGTTATATTTAACACTAACAAATCAAAGTCTGTATCTAAACTAGATGTTCTTAAAGATATTAAGAGCGATCCAGATAATCCATTTGGTTCTTTAATTAAAGACGCTACACAAGGCGGTCAATATTGGTATACGGATTCTAAGACCGGAAAGAAGAAGCTTGGACTTATTAATAAGACAAGAGAAGAAGGCGATTGGGATGATTGGAAAGATGCTCTGCCTTCACAGTTCTTAGCTAAGCAGCCTATACAAATGATTAAGAAACAATTAAAGTTAGCAGTTGCTGATAAGGAAGCAGAATATGCTGATATTATGTCTATTAATAATCCTACTATTAAGAAATATTATCTTAATAAGTTTGCGGATGAATGTGATTCGACGGCTGTACATTTAAAAGCAGCCGCATTACCAGGACAAAAGTATCACGTTATTATTCCTAATAATACGCTTAAAGAGAATGAAGTGTATGCGCCGGGCTATGCTTCAGGCACAAAGCTTGCTTTAATAAGATATCCACATGGTGGAACATTTGAGATTCCTATATGTACAGTAAACAATAAGAATGCATTAGGTAAAAAACTTATAGGTACAACTCCTATAGATGCTGTATGTATTAATTCTAGAGTTGCTGAAAGATTATCAGGAGCGGATTTTGATGGCGATACGGTTATGTGCATTCCAACCCATGATCGTCAAGGAAAAGTTAAGATTACTTCTACTCCTCCTTTGAAAGGTCTAGAAGGTTTTGACCCAAAGATGGCCTATCCAGAACGTCCAGGTATGCAGTATATGAAAAATCCTAAGACTGGAAGTGATAGCACTCCAGTGCAAATGGGAATGATTTCGAATCTTATAACCGATATGACTTTACTTGGCGCTACCTCTGATGAATTGGCTGCTGCCGTACGTCACAGTATGGTAGTTATTGATGCTGGTAAGCACAAGCTGGACTATAAGCAGAGCGAGATAGATAACAACATAGCCGCTCTAAAGAAAAAGTATCAAGTGGGTGGCGCTTCTACTTTAATGTCTAGGGCTAAAGGTGAGTATGATGTACCCAAAAGGCAGGGTAATCCCCGTGTCAATTTAAAGGGCAAAACATATTATGACCCTACCCGTCCCGAGGGAGCCCTAGTATATAAGACGGCAGACGACGCCAAATGGATACAAACAAAAGTCAATAAACGTACTGGAGAAGTAAAAAAAGTTGAGAGGATTCGTACTCAGAAGAGTACCAATATGGCAGAGACGGATGACGCATATACCCTAGTGTCTAAATTTAACACCCCTAAGGAGAGAGCCTATGCCGACTATGCCAATAAAATGAAATCAAT